TAGATAGAGCACCATAAAGCGAGTTCATTAAAATCTTAACCGCCATCTGCTGGTTATTAAGAGTTACAATCTCTCGTTCAATCTCATAAGAGTTACCCTCGTCTTGAGCTCGCTGTTGAGCTGCAAGCATCTTTTTCTTAAAGACAGTTCGTTCACCATATAGACCTTCAATGATCTCAGGAACAATACCTCGTTTAGCTTTACTGAAGTATTGGCCTGTACCAGCCATACATAACCCTTTAGGAATTTTATATTTGGTACGTTTTAGAAGATCATTAACATTAGCTTCATACTCTTTATCGTTTACAACAGTCTCGGGAGACATATTATACTGCATAATGATATGCGGGTATAGAGAGTTCAAGTCAAATGACATTACCCATTCATGAGCACCTACTTGAGGGTCTTTAACATAAGCACCTTCAATCTTACGCTCTTTCTCAATATTGCGTTTAGGTGGTACTACAATATCTCGTCTACGTAGTTCGTTAAACAGAAGAGCGTCCCATACACCAACAGAGCCAAATGCATCAGTCATATTAACAAGAGCTTTATAACTTACAGTCATTGTAAGAGTAATCAAGCCCATTTTATCTTCGAGTCGATCAACAATGTCTACGTCTCGAATATTATAGTCAATAAACTTTTGATGGTTATGTTTATAGAGTTGATGGAGAGAACCATACTCATCATAGGAGAGCTTACGTTCTCCCAATACAATCCAGGCAACATGATCTAGCTTATACGATTCAAGAGTACCATACGTATAACCAAACTTCTTAAAGCAGTCCATGTAATCAAGTTGCTGAATACCATAGACATCATACGCTTGATGTTTGCGTTGAGCAATGTGAATAGATCTCTCGTTAATAATACCCCAAGGCGAAAACTTCTTCATCATATCTTCGCCAAGGATCTTTGCAATACGGTTTACAATATACACCGTATCGAACAACCGAGAGTTCCAACCAGTTAATACATCAGGATAGTTATTAACCCAGTGATCGAGGAATTGCATTAATAGACGAGCTTCACTCTCACATTGTACGTATTTTACGTTATCAGCAATTTCATCTTTTAGTTCACTATTATCGCGATCCCATTCACCAAGACCCCACACATAAAAAATATTGTCGATGTTATTTTTAACTGTGATAGCAGTAATAGGATAGTTAGCTTCATCTGGTGTAGGAAAGCCTTCATCAGATTGTACCTCGATATCGATAGTAGTAACGTTGATAATATCTCGATTAAACTCTAACCCGCGTTCAAGAAACGCATCAGAAATAAACTGATGGATATAGTTTGTATTACCATAAATTTTAAAGTTGTCTACATACTTGTATTCGTCAAGAAACTGTCGACAGTCTCTCATCGTACCTGGTTGAACAGCGTCAACAGGTCTACCTTCTAGAGTACGAAATTTAGATTTACTTGTTCCAGGAACATATAGAGTAGGCCTGTAAGGAATACGCTCCCTTATAGGTACTCCATTTTTATAGCCACGAAAAAGAATATCGTTGCTATAACGGTCTACACAAGTATAGAATGTGGACATTAAACAATCAGTTTCCGTGTAGGTGCAATAACACTACCAAACATTGTATTATACTGTTCAACGACAGCACTATCTGCCTCTGCAATAAAAACTACAAACTTCTTATCAATTGTAATCTCTTTTTCAGTCTTACTCAAGACAGGAACCCATGGTGCAAAACCTAGTTGACCTTGTCCTGTTGGAATAGCAACGATAGCGTCTTTAATAGTGATTGTTGTGCCAGTATCTTTCGTAATGTTAGCAACGACATCTTCACCGGAATGCATTCGAATTAGTTTTACATCAGCCATAATATATCCTCAAAATGAAAAGAGAGCCCCGAAGGACTCTCTTATTATAGTATCTAGTTGCCTAGAATGCAACTATTATTTCTTCTCCGATACGAACTCGTTTTGACATAATAGTATACTTTTCTGTGTGTGTTGTGAAATGAGAGGCTAACCGTGGCCTCTCGCGGATGTATTACGGCATCACCCGATTCTTACGCAACTTCTTCTTCGAGAAGAAGATCTTGTTTAGCATCATAACCAATTGGAATAGTACGCGGACGTTTGTCTTCTGGTACGATATGCTCTAGGTTAACTACAAGCATACCGTCAACAAAATCTGCACCACCAACTATTACATTTTCAGATAAACGGAAGCTGCGCGTAAATTTCTTAGCTGAAATACCTTTGTGTAAATAATCACGCTCTGTAGAGTTTTTCTCGCCTGTAATCGTCAGGTCTTGATTATTAAGCTCGATAGTAAGCTCGTCTCGAGAAAAACCAGCAACAGCTAATTCAATAGTATACCTATCCTCACCAGTTTTTACAATATTATAAGGCGGGTATGTATTGCTGCTGTTATGGGTGAATCTTTCTAGATCGTTAAGGATACGATCAAAGCCAACAAAAGTAGAAGGGAATACTGTCCGCCGAAAAGCTCGTTCACCGACTGCTTTTCCCAAAGTTAGATTAGTCATATAGACCTCCTATTAAGCAAGGTTAAAATTAGAGAGCCGGACACCCGCACTCTCTTAATTATTTATATTATATAATACTAGTTCCTAGAAAGGCAACTATTTTTTTCTACCAATGTTGTATTTTGCTACAAGATTCCAACCATCTTTATCTTTATATGGTAAAACCTTAATCTGGCTTAGCGGAGACACAGGCTCTGCTGTTTTATCAGGACTAACAAGATCTACTAGTCTCCACTCTGCTACTAAATTAGCAATAGTGTTTCTACGAGCAATATCTGCCTCAGCAAAGTTCGTAGGCTTACCATCAAGAGCAAACAGCTCTTTAAAATGTACGATGTAATATTTGCCTTGTTTGTGCAGGATGTGACATGATTGATATAAGGTCATGTCTTTACGGGAAGCGATGCCAATACGAGTAAGTGTCTCTCTTACTTTAAGAAAATCATCTTCGTTAGTTAGCTTTACCTCAACCATATCTTCTAGGTCAATTGCCATTTACACCACCTTCAAATCTTTTATTTTTTATAATTGTTAGTTGATCATTATTAAGTAGAGGTAGTACTTGCTTTGCCTTATCATAGCTATAGCCATAATGTTGCATTACAAGTTCAATGTCCTCATTATCTTCTTTTTTCGCCCACTTACTAAAACGTTTTTTCGGTCTCACAATATTTAGCAAGAACTCGAATTGGAGCTTTTTGTCAAGATAATGACGGGTATTCATCTCATTTGCAATACGAGCAGTATCGGGAAATTGAGATAAAGCTTTATTTACTAAAAAAGGTGCGTATAATTTTTCTGCTAATTCGGGATTGTCTGAATTTTTAATTATATTTTTTTTACCGTAATTAATATCATTAACATAGTCAAACGGGTTCATTATTCAAACTCACAGTTTGCCATAATTTCAGTCATACAAGCAACCATGTTGATCTCTTGATCAGCTACAAACGCTGCTTTATACTGATAATCAGCAAGAATTAATACAAGCTGTGCAACAGAATGAGGTTTCATTTTTTCATTAGCTACATCGTAAAGTTTACGAAAGATAGCAGACGTATCCGTATCACTGTTATGAGCTACCCATTTACGTACTTCAGTAAATGACTTAGCTTTAAGATGCTTAACTAGTTCTTCGATAGACACGTCACCGGTATTAGCAAGAATACCCGAATCAATTTTACCTACGGCGCTGTATCGCTGCAGCTCGTTTAATACTCTACGAAAGTCAGGAAAGTGACTTTCTACCATCTTAGCTACAACTTTGTTATCAAACTCAATATGCTCTGATGAAAGAATATCTACAACACGCTTATAGAATTGAGAAGCTACTTTAGGACGTTCAGACTTAGGAATATTAAACTCTACAACACTGCAACGTGAATGTAGAGGCTCAATGATACGGTTCTTGAAATTACATGTAAGTATAAACCCACAGTTCTTACTAAACTCTTCCATAAAATTACGAAGAGCTGGTTGAGTAGATTGAGGGTTTAGGTAATCAGCTTCATCGAGAATAACATATTTACGACCACCAGCAAATGACATTGTAGAAGCAAAGTCTTTAATCTCATTACGAAGAGTATCAATGTTACCATTCATACTCCCATTTATTACGATATAGTCTGCTCCGAGTTCATCCAACATTGCCTTAGCAACAGTAGTCTTACCGACTCCAGGGCCACCAGAGAGTAATAGATTAGGTACATTTCTATCATTTACAAACTGCTGAAATGTTTGCTTGAGATCATCAGTAAGAATACAATCACTAATAGTTTTAGGTCGATACTTCTCGGCCCACAAATACTCTTCCATAATATAAACCTCTCAAGTTAGCCTTCATAAGAAGATGAAGACTCATTTACAATAGTATAAATCAGATTACCATCAGTTGCTTTGAACTGTGAAATACCTTTACTACTAATTGTAACATCATATGCACCTTGCTGCAACTTAAGATTTTCTACTTTAAATACCATAGAAAACTTTTTATCAGTTACACCTACAGTATAGTTAAATGAGTTAGAAGTAGTATTTTTAGTATTCATAGCACGAATAC